CCACTATTCATCGTCCTCTAGAAATGGGTTATCTATCTGTGTCATTCTGCCTGTTTCTTTATTGTAATGTAGGTGACAAGCAACACCAGTATCCCCGGTGTATCTGTTCTTCAGGATACGAACAGTGGTTGTGTTGGCTTCCACTGCATCCTCTGCTTGCTGGTTGCGCTCCAGAGCTATGACACTATCAGACAGGTGAGCTATGCTGGCAGAGCCGCGCAGATGGGAGAGAGATACCTCTCGACCTTCTTCATGTCCTCGATCACCGGATGGTCTACGGAGGTGACTTACAAGCATTAAGGCTATCCCTGTCTCCTCTACCAGAGAACGTAGCTTGGTCATCAGGATATCAATAGACTTCCGCTCATCGCCAAAGTCTTCCTGACCAGATACTAGTATCGAAAGGTGATCCAGAAAGACCCACTTGCAATCCAGTGCCTTCGCCATGTATCTAATACGATCAAGTATTTCATCGTTGCTAATCGAACCGAAGTGATCGAAGGCAAAAAACCTTCCGCTTCCTACGGTCTTGGCTTGCCAATCTCTTAGTTGTTCAGGAGTATATTGATCACGTACTTCTTTTATGTACAGTCGAGCATCAGCCTCAACAGACATGATATTGAATGCAGTGGAGCGAGTGCTTTCCTCCAGAGCGAGTAAGCCTATGTTGTCGAGAGTGCTTCCCATAATATGATACATTAGCTCACGCATCACACTGCTCTTGCCCATACCAGCACCGCTTGTAAAGGTCACCAGCTCTCCTGTTCGTATACCGTAGGTCTTCTCATTTAGCTTTGACCAAGGATACATACAAATCTCATGGTGAGTTTCATCGTAGAGACTCTCCCCAAGATCAGCTAGGTTAACAATCCCGGCAGGAGTATATGTCTTTGCATCCCACCAAGCTCGAATAAACTTTTCAGCCTGTCCTGTCTTGAGATACTCAGAGGCATCCTTCATTTCCAGAGAAACAATCTTGCATTTGTTAGGTTCAAACAATCGAGCTACTTCAGTGGCCGCTGTCTTACCTTGAGTGTCGTTGTCAAAGCAGAGCACCACAGTCTCAAACTTATTAAGATAGTCAAGCCATTGCTTGCAGTTCTTCAGAGCAGAGGCAGCTCCATTCTTTATGGAGACAGCAGGATATTTCGAGCCGGTAAGTTGATAGGAACTCATGGCATCCAACTCACCCTCACATACAGTGATGTATTTTCCAGATTGATTAAAGACATTCTGTCCGAAGAGGCCACACTCATTTAATGATCCCTCAGACCAAAAGTCTTTCATCTTTGTGTTACGATACTTACTTGCTATGTGGTTACCATCTTTATCGTAGTAATTATATTTATGTTGGACAACAACCAAACCATCAAGAGCTACCGTGACGCCATACTTCTTACAGGTATCGGCAGTAATCTTCCGGTCAGGAATGTCTGCTGTTTTAAATGTATGTTTAATGTGGCTGTTCATGGGTATTACCTTAGCTTTTATTTCAGTTTGATGTCCTACACTACCGAACTTTTTGCAGCTATAACACCAAGTATGATCAGAGTAAGTACCAAGAGCATCAGAAGAGCCGCACTTGGGACATGGCCCCATTGTTGGTTGTTCATCTTGCATTATAATCTACCTTTATTGAATGAGAATAACTCATTACAAATGTCACGTCGTAATCCTGCTATTTCTTTTTCAAGAGAGACAAGAGTCTCGACCTTATCCACCTTTTCCATTGCCATCCATTCATCTCTAAAAGATAATTGAAAACTACTCCTATCTTTTGATTTGTAAACCTCGATTAGGATGTCTTTTCCTTCCTGCTCTTTTGACATAATAAATTTCCTCAGGTTTGTTTCCAAGATGTAAGGTAACGGAGCTTCTGTTTTCAATTTCCTCTTGTGCTTCTCTCCTCGTTGGAAAATTCTGAATAACCACATCACCATATTCTTTCCTTAATACTAATTGCCACTCAACAGTCATCGAATTGATCACTCCATATATCGTTTACGAAGTCCTCTTTATCTTCCATAATCTCATCGACTTCCTGTCGGGCTAATCGTTTAGCTTCTTTATTATTGTAACCTTCCTCACTGTACTGTCGTACCAGATCGCGGAAGATAGCACTCCGTTCTTTCTGCCATAAATTCTTAGGCATCTTCTTCTTCCTCTCCCAGATCCCAGAAGAACTGATCTATTTCATCAGGATCATTAATATTATAACCACTTTCTTTTAGTAAGCTCCAAACTTCCTTAGGAAATCCATAAGCCCTCCGAAGAGCTTCATCTTTATTTTTAACGTAGTCATTAAAGTTATATATTATTGCTGTCATGTTGTAAGTCCGCCCATGATAAAAGTATATTAGAACGATCCTGTTTAACATCAGTTAACTCTTCTCTTAGTTTCTTAATTGTTATGTTTTTAGTTTCTATAATATGTTTAAGTTGGTTCACTTGTTTTCTTAGAACCTTTAACTCACTAACAGTTTCATTCATTATAGCGTTAACTTCTAACATCTTTATTCTCCATAGATTTTATTAATTGATTAACACGATCTCGTAGTACATCTAACTCTTGAGCCACTCTATCAATTTGTTTTAAGACATGCGTAGGAAACTCTTCTTGAAGCTGCCTTCGTATACGATGTATCTCTTCTATCTCTTCAGGTGAGGTCATTATAAACCTTTCTGTTTGCTGTGTCAACCCCTAATGTAGCCTACCTACCCGGATCTGATACGGAAAGCCACTCTCAAAACCCTCTAGCCCATGACGGTGAAGGAAGAGTCGAGCATCTTCCTCTGTTTTGAAAGTTTTTAGTGCCTTACCTTCTTCATCAATCATAGCATCTATTTCTTCAAACCTCCCCATAAAATCGTGTTGAATAATTATGTATGACATATGTTTTCCTCCTGTTTAATTATAGATCTATCTGTTAAAAATTAAATGTCGAGGATAATCTCCGAACTCTGCAAGTTCTTTGTAAACTTTACTGACATAATTTTTATCTACTGCATCCATTTTACTCTCGACATATGTGGAAACTTCCTCAACATTACTCGCTCCATTTTCAATGGCATCGTAAATATGTTCTTCCATTTCCATGATCCAGTTTTTTATCTTGCTCATGTCCTTACCTCTTAGAGAGTTAGGGAGGGTGAGATAACCCACCCTCCAAGTTTATTTATCAGGAAACTTTCTCACTTCAGGAGGTAACACCCGAAAATTTCATTGATAATATCACGATACTCTTCTTGGTCATCAAACTGATCAATCACTAACGAGCCAACGATATCGGCAAGTCTACTGTACTCGCCACTTGTAAGGGTGACAATAGGAACATCAGTCATCTTCAATCTCCTATGCTGCAAGCTGTTTCCAAGTATCAGAAGCTAACATCTTACGAACCTTATCTTCTCGAATAACCTTAGTGTTAGGTTTCTTAACATGAGTTGACCAATAAGTAGCAGCTTGGTAGGCAGTCCAGAGAGTACCTTCATCTCTATTGCTGTAGACTTCGTAAGCCCCTTGTCCAATGAGGTGTCTATTCTCCTCATCAAAGACTTTCATAAGATTACTTAACATAACTTTATTCGCAACCTTCTCACGTTTAACATTATCCATTCGAGATGCAAGCGTCTTAGTAAATAGATCGACAGCTTGCTCTCTGTGAACAGGTGTCTGGTACCATGCTCGCATCTCTGCCATGCCATCAGAGGCAATGTACTTCGCGGCACCCCTGACCTTAGCAGCAAAGGCTGGAACATTAAAGTTCTTTGTATGCCTACCGTACATGTATGCGAGCTTGTTACCATTGACCAGAGTATTATAACACATACTGCGCCAAAGCCCCATCATTCCGCTATTCGCCCATGTTCGATTGTGGCTGGTACGAAAGCAAAACTCCGGGATCACGGCGTCTTCTCGCCCATCTATAGTTTGCTGGTGCGCGGGGAACCTAGCTCGCAGTTCAAGCTGTGCTCCATCATTGTATATGTTGGTATTAAATTCAGCATCATACATATCAATGCCTGATATATTTAATGCTTCCTCTACCTGTTCTACAATGTCATTGTACTGGACAACTTCATAAGCGTCAGAAACAATACCTAACATAGTCCCATCGTCTCTCTGTATACCTACACCTATGCTATCCGAAACCTGACGGAAATCCTGCGTCGGCTTGAACGGCGGGTTCTGGTATGGCACTTTATTGGTGTAAAGGGAAACTTTCTGAACTTGAAAGTTAATTGCATCGTGATTAAACATCTTCATTCTCCTTAATTAATTTAACATCCTCAAGGGGTACTTTAAGAGTAACATTTGTCTCAGTATCTGTTACCCAGAAAGACTTCTGCTTATTATTATAACCGTCTATTGTACCGGGACGGGTAAGGTGTTTAAACGCCTTGATAGGCAGATCGGATAAGTTTAACATTCCACCGGGCTTGTCGAATTGATCGACCGGCATCTCCTTTGTGTACAGAACTTTAATTGTCATAAAGATAACCTTTCGTTAGGTCTGCGCTGCACCATTCTTCGTAACCCTCCGTTAAAGTTTCCATTTCGTGTTCGATCCAGCCATTAAGTTCCTCCACATCCAGTTCATCTCCTCCACCCGCGTGAATTAAAATCATGTACTCCTCGACCATAGGCCTATACCAAGCATCACCGGAGCTAGAAAGAAAGTTCTCCACGTCTTCTCTACTTTTAAAATCAGGGGCAAACATCACACCACCTCTCTCCATGCTACGCACGGTTTGAATTTAACAACCTCACCTGTTGTATTTTCACTTACCATCATATCGAAGTTATCTACGAAATCAAACAGGATATTTTTATCTTTAGCGTGGTAGAGTTGTAACCCAACTTCCTCCTTATT